TATATATCTACGTCATTATATCTATATTACCTTATATAAGGCCCTTGACAACCCTATACAACCTAATGTAGGTTTATATAGGTTATTTTAGTATTTGCGTTTTAGGGCATTACTACAGTAATTATAACCATGAGCGACAATATTAAATTATCTGATCTCAAAATTAATATCCGTAATCCCCGCTTTATTAAAGACGATCGGTTCGCAAAACTCTGCGAATCAATCAAAAAATTCCCCAAAATGATGGAGAAGCGGCCCATTGTCTACGATAAAGACATGGTTATTTTAGGCGGCACCATGCGGTACCGGGCTTGCCTGGCAAATGGGATGCAAGAAATACCCACCACATGGGTATCCAGTGCGGAAGATTTTACGCCAGAGGAGTGCCGGGAATTTATTGTAAAGGATAATCTTCCGTATGGTGACACTGACTGGGATATATTGACCGCTGATTATGAGATTGAAGAACTGAAAGATTGGGGGATGGATGTGCCGGATATTTGTGTTAATGAAATACCGGATATTTACAAAGAAATAAACGAAAAGGATATGCAAAATACAGAAAATGAATGTCCTAAATGCGGGTTCCGATGGTAAAAAAACCAACGGTCATTTCGACTTTTGCGGGGTGTGGTGGTTCATCATTTGGTTATAAGTTGGCAGGTTTTAAAGAATTACTGGCAGTTGAATATGATGATAATGCAGTTCAAACTTTTAAGTTAAATTTTCCAGGCATTCCCGTTTATCATGGCGATATTGCAAAACTTACCGGCTCAGAATGTATGAAATTGGCAGGAATTAAAAAAGGTCAATTAGATGTATTTGACGGATCCCCACCATGCCAGGGATTCAGTACGGCAGGGAAACGGAAATGGGATGACCCGCGTAATTCGCTTTTTAAAGAATATTCCAGATTAATAAACGAATTACAACCTAAAGTATTTGTTATGGAAAATGTTACCGGAATGGTTAAGGGGGTTATGAAACAGGCTTATTTATTAATTATAAAAACACTCCGGGAATGTGGATATGATGCAAAAGGCGAGGTTATGAATGCTATGTACTATAATGTCCCGCAGGCAAGACAGCGGGTTATTATAATAGGGGTGCGTAATGATTTAGAAATTAAATCAAGTCACCCGAAACCGCAGACAAAACCAATATCTGTAAGGCAAGCACTATCTGGAGTAAATAATTTAAAATGGGAATTAGACTGGACCAACCATATTAAAAATTCAATTATTTATCCAAGAATTTGTAAAATGAAACCCGGAGATAATTATTCTGATTTTTCACCCAATGGCAGCGGTTTTACATTAACCAGAAATTGGCTTAATAAATCAAGTAGTACAATAACAAAAACAGTTAATCATTCAGCATCATCTGACGGAACATTACATCCAATCGAAAATAGAAAACATACTATATCGGAAATAAAACGACTTTCATCATTTCCTGATGATTTTAAATTAATCGGAGATTTTAAAGAACAATGGGCTCGTATAGGAAATAGTGTTCCTCCAAATTTAATGAAAGCAATTGCAGAACATATAAAAATTAATATATTAAATTATGGCAAAAAAGAAAACCAGACCGCTGCTTGACATCCCAGAAGACGAGGTTTTGAAACTCGCCCGCCTGGGATGCCTCAATACAGGAATAGCGGATTTCTTTGGTTGTGATCAATCCACTATCGGTAAAAGATTTTCCAGTATTTTAGCAAAAGGCCGGGCAGGTAGAAAGGCAAAGCTGCGGGAGTTGCAGTGGCGGGCTGCTGAATCTGGCAATGTTACTATGCTTATATGGTTGGGAAAACAGGACTTAGGGCAGACTGATAAAAACGAAATGGAAATAAATGCGAACGTAAATATCAACTTTGAAAAAGGTTTTGATGGATGCTAAAGGCATCAAGTTTGTTGAAAAACTCAATTCGGGGCAGCAAAAAGCACTCGAATTAATTAAGAAATTTAAGTACGTTCTTTTATTCGGCGGCGCCAGGTCGGGCAAGTCTTTATTTCTGGTGCTGGCTTTGGTATATCGCTCTTTGACATTCCCGGGGAGTCGGCACTTGATAGTGCGGCTCCGTTTCAATCATGCGAAGACTAGCATCTGGATGGAGACGCTGTTACCGCTTATTGATAAGCTACCCACTGGCCTGGTAAAAATCAATCACTCTGACCACTATATTCAGTTCTGGAATAAATCACAGATATGGATTGCGGGCCTGGACGATAAGCAGCGGATCGAGAAAGCACTAGGCTATGAGTACGTAACTGTTTATTTTAATGAAACCAGCGAAATGGTTGATTATACAGCAATTGAATTAATCATGACTAGGCTGGCACAGAAAATAGACGGCTGCACGAATAAGGCTTACTTCGATTGTAACCCACCGGATGACCTGCACTGGACCTGTCAGTTATTTATAAATCATGTTCACCCGCTATCTAATGAACCGATAACCAACCCGGATGACTACGGGGCAATGGTTATAAATCCAGAACACAACAGGGAGAACTTGCCAGAGGGATACATCGAAAACACTCTGGGGAATCTTTCAGGCCCACAAAGAGACCGCTTTCTGTATGGCTTATTTGGCTCTAACGATGCAATAAACCAGCTGATAATGAGCGAGTATATAATGCAGTGCCGGGAGCCGTTGGAGACTAAGGACGCACGGCAGAGCCTGGGAATTGACGTGGGCCGGTACGGGCCGGATAAAACGGTCTTTTTCTCGATGGACGGGCCAAATATCAGGGACATTGAAAAGCACGCTAAAACAAGCACTACGGACGTTTCGGACCGGGCAATACGGCTGATCTTTGAAAATGAAATATCGCATGATTACGTGGGTATCGACGGCATCGGAATCGGGGCCGGTGTCTGCGATAATATGTTTACCCAGGGGTACCGGATAGCTGAATTAATCAGCGGTGAAAAGCCGATTGATGCTTATAAACATAAGCTATTCCGGTTTTATAACCTTAGAGCGCAGATGTACTGGGTATTGATGGAGGACATTAAAGCCGATAGGATAGGTGGCATTAAAGAACCGACTCTAATTGCGGATCTGAAAATGATACGCTACGAGATTATGGCAGACAAAAAAGTTAAAATCTGGGGCAAGGATGAGATGCAAAAGGAATACGGACGATCTCCGGACATTGCAGACGCTTTCTGTTTGTGTAACTGGGTACGGCGGAGGCGTTCGTTGGCAGGTGGCGGGCGTAGGTTAACGAGTAATTACGAGTTATAAAGCATTACCAAAGAGTAACGTTCTTTGACACCATACCCCCGGGGCCTCTGAATATGCCCAAATGCCGGGGGTTTTAATAGCTGCGTAACGGTAGACAGACAATACGCAATCAGGGGAATTACCGGATTAACCCTGGTCGAACCCCGTGCGGCAATGGCTAAAAGCGAAATTCACGGGGTCTTTAAGCGGAGTACCGCAGTGGTGGCCGGTGGAGACGGGAGTCCTCCCCGCCTGAAACGGGGCTTACTCGGTTAACGCCCGGGGTCAGAAGCCGGGCACCGTACTCCATGAAAACAAAGCTTTATTAACATACAATCGGTCGGGAGGGATAATGGAATATGACGTATACGAGGCAGTTAGTAAGCCGGACGAAAAACGATACTTTAAATTGGTGCGGATGACCAATGGGGTTCTTGATTTGAAAGTATTCGACAATAACAAGGAATACATTGGAACCATCCTGGGTATTGATACCAATGGCGAACTGCTATTATATAGTAAAGCAACCAGGGAATGCGGTGTCAAAGTTGATGCCGGGAATAGGATGGTATACAATTTGCGGTAATTTAACATACAATCGGGAGGATTGAAAATGACTGAATTTATCAAGTACGAGCGGAAGGAATGGGACAAGAAGTTTAATAATGTAAATGGTGAGGAAATCTCACGTAAACACCAATGGCAGGAGATTGAGGATTTATGCCCTAAGTGCGGCGGCCGGGTTGCGGTTACCAACCATCGGGCGTTCCAGGTATACGGACAAGAGCGGCCGGTGGCCTGCTTTAATGAGCTTGAAATAGGCGGGCCGTGCGGCTGGCTCGGATCTTATGTGATAGGGTGATGCTATGAAAATAAAGAAACCTAAGCGCAAACCGCTGGCAAAAAGCAACGGCCAGGTAAACCGGGTGTATATAATCGGTACCTGTCCGGAGTGCGCTATGGGCCTAAACGAAACCGGGAATCCGTTCTCACGTACTCACGCATCGGGATGCAAGGGGGCAGATGCCGACCGATCTTGAACGCTTAGAAAAAACGGCCACGCCGTATAAGGTGGTCAAAACACAAAGCTTTAAATCTCTTTACGGTGGGAATGGTAAAGGCCTCGTTTCCGCTGTCCTGAGCAAGCTCAACCCTGAAGTTGCGAATAAGCAAAAGGTATGGGCCGATAGCAAGGTAATTATTGAGCAAAATCAGAGTAAATACACTGGTTTTATGCTTGCTTTGCCCAACGAAAAGGCAAGTACCAGAAATAAACGGGCAAAGCATTTTGTACGGGGATTTGTTAATCCTGCTCCCCGGCTGCTGGCTACTGTTTCGGAGTACATCTACAGGAAACCGGTCACCCGGGATACTGAGGGTAAATATCTAACCGCTTTTATCAATAAAGCCGATGGTGCGCAGTCACTTAGCGACTTTATGCGTAACCATGCCGTGTCAAACCTCCGGGGATACGGGAATATTTTTATTGTAATTGATAAACCGGTAATAAACGCCCATAGTCTCGCCGAAGAATTAAAGAACGGTATGCCATACGCAACAATGCTTGACCCCATGCAGGTGCTTGATTATCGGTTTACGGGCAATTCACTGGATTGGTTCAGGTATTCAGTTGACGCTACCCCGGCCCGCGGCCCATTTGAGAAACAGGCAGAGGCCCAGGTTGAATACGTGACCTGGACCCGGATGGATTACTCCCGGCATGATAAAGACGGCGTATTAATATCGGGATTTAGTCATAATCTCGGCATTGTCCCGGTAGTTGTCCGGGGCGCTTTTGTCCCGAACTCTCGTACCCGGCTTGGTGATACCACTTTTGATACTACTGTTAATTATATAATAATGGGTAATAATTTATCCAATATCGGCAATAACGAGATATTTAAATTCGGAAGCGCCATTCTTATCGCAACCGAACAGGCTTTTTCTGATCTTTATGAGGAAAACGGACGGGACCCGGACAGCAACCAGCCGCGAATGACAAAAGACACGGCAGAGGTGTCGGATGTTATGACCGTATCCACGATGGCTGAGAAGCCGGAGTACCTCACCAAGGATATAACGGTTGTGGATGTGTCCCAGATCCGGGCCGAAAGGTACTTTACAGCCGCAATTGATAACGAGGCACTTTCCCGGGTAGAGCAAAAGGTACAATCAGGCGACGCGAAGCGCTACGACCGGGAAGAACAGGAAGCTATGCTGGCGGGTACCGCTGCGGATCTCGAGGGAACGGAAGAGGATATGCTGCGGATTGTGGCTGCATGGACCAAGGACACCGCAGAATACTCGGTTAAATACGACCGTAATTTCGACGTTCGGTCATTTAATGATGCCATTAATGAATTGAAAATGATGATGGGTATTAATTATCCGTCAGATACGGCTAAAAAAGAACTCATGAAACGGATGGCCGCCAAGATTACAAATAACGAAAAAGTACAGGCGATAATAATTGATGAAATCGACCGCGCCGTACTGGTTGTGGACGAACCGGATAAACCGGGACAAAAGGAGGATGTAAATGTTTAAATTATTGATCTCGGGAATGTTAATCGGCTTGTTTAGTGTTATCACGGTAAACGCCGAGAGCGCATGGACGTATGATAACGGCCTGTATTATACCACCCTGACCGTAACCGATACGGTACTGGATACCACGGCGGCCATTGACGTAAAACGGTTTGTTCGGCACTCAATGGAGTACCAGAGCGCCAGTGTTGACACGGAGATTGTTTTTGTATTTGAGGGTTCCAATGAATTGAATCCCACCGCCGCATCATCAGAATGGTATAACATTAACTCTACCGGGGCCAAGATTACAAATACTACTGACAGCACGGACGCCCTTATATCATCAGCATTTATACGCTGGCTCCGGGTCCGGGCGGTATCCGAGAAAGAAACTACCGACGCAAGCGCAACTATCAATTTGAACTACCAGGGGGGGAATTAACATGAAGTATTTAATTGCTTTGCTCCTGATGATAGCGGCCCCGCTGCTGGCGTTGGAGAATATGGACTTTCTCCCTGGCGGTGCAACCCTTGGCGCCGATTCTGTCAGTGCTGATACTGCACGGTTTGACGGTGTAAAAACTGATGGTATCTCCTCGAAAACTGCCGGGGATTCGGTTGATTTCACCTCGCCGATTAATGCTACTCAGATAATCAGCGACACGGTTTTTGTGAATTATATCACTACAAAAACCGGGGATACGTTGTTTATTTTAAAACTTTCTAAATTCTCTGAAGTGTTCCTGGTTGATACCGTCTATAAATCAGTTGGGGATTCCGTTATATATGGTGATCCGGTTAAAATGCTATATGCTCTCCGTGTGGCCGGAGACGTAACTCTCGACAGCGATATATCAATTGCCGGGAATATAACAGCGGCCGATTCTATACTGTCCGCCCTGGTGGTCAAGTCTACGCTCGAGGTAATTGGGCATATTACCGGCGTTATCGATTCTGCAGGCGGTGCGATCCGTTCCGATTCTGCTGATCTTGCATTGCTTGCGGATGAGGCAACCACGTCCTTGGATTCGGTATTTGATTCGCTGACAGTAAACACGGCTATATCTGTACCCACGGTTGTTCCTCCATCCGGGAGCAATCTACAGCTCGGAAATGGTGCCTATGCGGTATTCCCATGTACCACTGAATTTGAGAATAAAACTACGTTTTCAGACACATTTTGGGTTGATTTTGGCCTTGGTGATTTGGCCCGATTTTGGATGAAGGACGGGGGCGGCGACACTGATACCCTAGTTATTGACGGTGTCATCCTAAAGTCAAATTGAGGCAAATAATGAGATACTTAATATTGCTACTTGCTCTCTCCTCGGCCCCGGCCCATGCGGGACTGCTGGACCTGTTTGGGCTGCTGTCTTGGAATGATAGAGAAATTAACGATTATATCAAAACCGCCCCGGTGGTCGTGGGCGGCGTAACCTTTGAAAAAGGCATGATCGAAAAAGGCGGCGTCCGGGTGATTGATAAAAAAGAACTGGACAAAATCGTTTCCAAGGACGTTGGAAAACGGAAAGCGGATGCAATTCTGAAGGATTTTAACCTGGTGGTGAAATGATGCGGATACTATTTTTATTTCTATTACTGGCCGGGAACTTGTGGGCCGGTAGTTATGATACCCTCAACGTCGGCGGGACCGGGGATGGGATTACATATTTTGGTGGACTAATCCTACCCAGACCTGACGCACTGGTTGCTGGATATAATTTTAATGGTAGTGCATTAGACATAACAAGCAATTATAATGGTTCTGCGACCGGAATAACTTATGTAGATAGTAAAGCCGGTTATAAAAAATGTATACAAACTACGGGGTCGGCTAGTGGAATAGATTGCGGCGATATAAATGAAATTGACGGTGCCGGTGCAATAACTATTTCCTTTTGGTTGTATTGGTTTGATCCGTCTACAAGTGGTACTTTTGACGTGTACAGAAAATATTTATCAAGTTTTTCTAATTTAAGGATATACTCAGACGGCTCTTATTTAAATTGGCGCAATGAATATAGTGGTACTGATACTAGGGCCAGAATAATAATATCGTCGATTGCAGCAAATACATGGACCCATGTTGTTTATGTTTTTGATGGCTCTTTGATCGGCAACGCAAATAGACTAAAATTATATTTAAACGGGGAATATAACACCTTTAATTCGTTTATAGATGATCCGGTTCCGGCCACTATAGCAAACTCCGGTACAGCACACTTTTACATCGTACAACCCTTATCGATAGGTATTGCATGTAGGATAGATCAATTTTTAATTTATGATATTCCATTACTCCAGAGGGAAATAAAGCAAATTTATATGGATACTATGGAGGGATATATAGATAATTCCACATCTACCTCCGACACGCTGAAATTTTAATAAAAGGATAAAAATGGATTCAACACAATTCAGCATTAAACTGCGGGACATTTTGAAACAGTTCGCAAAGGCGGGTGAATATAAAATCCTGTCAAAAGATATGGATATGCTGATCGTAATGACTGAGACTGAAATAACAATGCTCGTGTCCAGCTATATGATTGAGGATACGATAAAAGGCCCGGATGAACTGATTAAAAACGAGGCGATAAGAGGATGAGAAAGCTTGGCCGGTACATAGTCAATATACTGCTGTCTATAGATCAGCTGGGGAACTCCCTGCTATTGGGTGACCCAGACGAAACAATCAGCAGCCGACTAGGGCGTATTAAAGAGAAGTGGGGCGGCACCATCCCTGCCCGCAGGCCAGTATCGAAGTTCACTGCCTGGTGGCTAAATAAGATCGACAAGAACCACGTGGAGGACGCTATAGAGCATGACGAGGGAAAGGACGGGTTAATTGATAAACCGGATTACGGTGCTGTTTAACACGGGAAAGGTTAAATAATGGATGCTTATATCGCTTGGCTTGCCAATAATTGGGTAGAGGTCACTATATGCTTTTTCATGGCAGATAGGGCACTCCAGATACTTGCAAAACTTGCCAGCCGGACTAAATGGTCATGGGATGACAAGGCCATTGAGGTAGCCTTTATAGTTGTTGACGGTATAAAGGATACCATTAAATCATTGATAAGTGGATCGTACAAAAATATCAAGAATGGAAGCGGAAAAACAAGCAACAAGGCATCCACAAGGAAAAAGTTATTTGATAAAATATAACCAACCCGGTAAAGAAACTCCGGTATTTAATTACAAATCACAAAGGAAAGTGTGATGGCAACAATGCAAGAACTCCTTGACGCTTTAGGGACAAACGAAGAAGCGAAAACGCTGGTTACTGAAACTTTCGCGAAAGCAGAGGCGGCCGGTAAAATCCAAATAGCCAATAGAGAGATTTCCGAGGAAAGGGACGCTCTGAAAGAGGCTAAAAAAGCCCTGAAAGCAGAAAAGGACGCATTAGAAATAAAAATCAATGCGGAAACGGCCAAGGGAACGGCTACCCCAGAACTGTCTAAACTGCTCGCTGATAATGAGCGGTTAAAAACGGATCTGGCGGACTTAACAGGGAAATTCACCGCCAGCGAAACAGCCAAAGAACAGTCTGAGCGATTGGCAAAAGAGGCCAGCTTAACCTCTCAATTTACCGCCCTGTTGAGTAAAGGCAATGCAAAGAACCCGGATGACGCTCTGGCTATCATGAAAGCCAGGGGCCACATTAAACAGGATGAAACCAGTAAGGAGTATTTGACGCTTCGGCTCAATAAAGAGAAGAAATTCGAAGCGGCAACAGCCGAGGAAACGGTTGCGAATTTCCTTGAGAGTAATCCCGATTATGTTAAGCCATCCGGTAACAACGGTTCCGGGCAATCTCATACGGGCGGTGGTAACACCGGGTCCGGTGGACTGCTCAAGAGTCCACGTGACAAATTATAATTAAAAGGAGTATACAATGGCAGCAGTATCCTTGCTTGAGGCCTCAAAAGGCCAGCCGACAGAGCAGCAAAGGGCCATTATCCAGACGTATGCCAGTTCCTACCATCCTCTTATGATGGCCCCCGTGGTCAACCAGGACAAGGGGATTTCGAGGGACTGGAATATCAACGGATATTTGCCAGGGAAAGTTGGAAATCGTGCACCTGGTTCCGACTTTACCAGTACCAAAGTTCTCAAAGTTCCCATGAAAGAAGTTTACAAAATCTACGGAGCCAAGACCGAGATCGACAGTTACGTAGCCGCCGCAATGCCCAGTGAGATACCGTACCAGAAAGAAGCGGATATACTCATGACCGCACTGCTCACCACTCAGCATATGTTCCAGGGTACCGGGGCGAGTAACGACATGCGGGGCTTCCGGCAGATGATTTCCGACGTATCCGAGTACAGCGGCCAGAACGTTGCTTCCGGTGCTACCGGTGGCGGTGATCTTCCAACGCTGCTTAAAATGGATGAGTTTGTTGACGTGGTTAACGTCACTGACCAGACATTCATCTATTCAAGCCGGATTAATCGGCGTTATATTTCCACCCTGTTCCGGCTGCACGACACCGCCGGACAGCAGGCAATCAGTTGGGCACCGGATGATACCGGGAAACAGATCGCATATTACAATGGTATTCCGTGGATTGTCCTGCATGACGGTACGGGTGCGAATGTGCTTTCAACCGTAGAAACCGCCACGGCTAATACCGGCGGTACTGCATGCTCTACCTACATTGTGACATGGGGTGAAACTATGGCCCACCTGTCACAGATGGGAGAGATTACGTACAAAATGGCGCAGGATGGAACAAACCTGAACGCCACCGCTTTTGAGCTGTACCTGGCTACTATCGCTAAGATACCCCGGTGCATCGGTCGCTTGTCTAACGTTAAAAACGCTACCGCGTAAGGGGGTATATCGTGGCTAATCAAAGTTATGGCGTACCGGGTCTCGTAATGATGGAGGGGACGGTTCATTTAACTGCTGCTCTTGGTTCCATTGCCCATTCTGGTGCAAAGGTGGCTATTGGTAAGGGTATGTATATTCTGGAACTTTCCATTACCAGTATCGAAATTGCATCGCATGACGAGGTTTATTCGTACACTATTACGGCCAATACCCGTGCTGCCTCTACCACATGGAAAGAGATCGCACAGATAGGGCCGTATGGCGCTTACCAGATTACCGGTAAGGCCGGTGATGATAATTTTTCCACAGCGTCCTCTAAAATCTATGTGGGTATATACAACCCGTATGATTTTGAGATACGTGCTCGGCAATGTGTCGATGGTACTATCGCCTCCGGTATTAACACCGGTATTAAGGTTTACACGTCGAATTTGTTACCGGCGTAACGGATTGGGGGCGGCCTTTCGGGGCCGCCTCTATCTTAACTTATGAGGATAAAATAAAATGGCTGTATTCAAATTAACGAACCTTGAGCGGATGAAGTTATTTTTACAGTTGTCTACATCTGACACCAAGAAACCCGCCGAGATTGCGCGGTGGATTCCCCAGGTATCGGCAAGGATACAGCGGCATTTAAAGAGGTGGTTACAAAAGGGACAGCATACGCAATATCTTGACCCCATGCCAGGGAAAAGGGATTATAGGTTATGGGCGTACCCCGTGGACAGCATTACCGGTGCAAGCTACGACCAGGACGCGCTTTATAATGGCACGAGCGAAACCGATTTGACAAGTATTGATTATTTAATATCAGCGAATAAAAAGGATATTATTTTTGATACCACGTACAATACGGCACCAAAGGGGATACGGGTTAGCAGTGTTGGCGGCATGGCATCAAATGGAATAAATAATACGTTTTCCCTTGCCGGTGCTGCCGGGGTATGGACTGCCGGGAAATACCTGTATGGTGCTTTATCTGCCGCAGTTGGGAAGATTGTTTCCGCTACTGACCCGACGTGGACTGATTCTGATAATCTGGTCATGAAACACAGGTTTAATTATGGGAGCGGAGCTACGGCAACGGACGACGAGGGGACTTATGACGGGACAATAACTACCGCAACATGGGCCACTAGTGACACCGATTACGGGAATTGTATTGAATTTTCTGGCGGTACTGACAATGTTGATTTTGATGATGTTACGGAATTAAATAGCGCGGCCGCCTTTACAATAGGATTTTATTTTAATTATAATAGCATATCTGCAACCGGCCAGATATTACGCAAGGGGCCGTATGATGTTTCTCCCGATGATCACTTGGGAATAGATTTACTGGCCGGATATGGTAGACTGCGGCTTGTTGGTTCGGTTTCTTCAACTTCTTTTACTGCGCATTTTGATTATGATGCAGAATTTGATGCAGGTGATTGGCATAAGGTTATTATCGTTTTTGATGGATCTGGTACACTTGATGCTGACAAGGTAAAAATGTATGTGGATGGAACATCTAAAACATTGACATTCACGGGTACAGTACCGTCGGCACTTGGAGATATGGCAACGGATAAACTACATATTGGCTGTCAGACTAATGCAATTTCAAAGATCGCAATTGATGGTAAAATAGATAATCTTATGATATGGAGTACATCATTAACGGCCGCTCAGGCACTTGCATGGTGCAGTGTTGCGGATAGTACAAAAATAGTGTGTACTAATTTAATCGGTACATTTGACGAAGCCGAAACCCTGACCGAGTACACCACAATTGACGCGTTCGGCAATCTGACAACCGCCACCAGCGGCACAACCGGGACGCTAACGAGTATCGGCAGCCCGTCCCTGGCACAACTATACCCCAGCATTACAATGGCCTGTGAGTGGGCTATACGGCTCTTAATTGACCGGAAATACAATATTGAGAAGATATTTCAATCAAGAGATAAGACGGAATGGGCCGCCAGCAGTGCAGAACGCAAAGCGGCATTTAATGAGCCGGATATTGTGGACATGCTGGCCCCGTATGTCAACCGTGACCCTCACGCAATCGGATTCACCGAGGAAGTCAACTAATGGCCGATAAAGTAAAATTTACAAGCAATATCAAACAGCATATTTCCGGATGGAATAAAAAGCTTGCCAATTTTAAGAAATATGTTGGCGATGCTTTTACCGCAGCTAATGAGCAATGGAAAACTAACCTTGTAAGCCGGTTCCTGTCCGGTCGGCCCGGGCTTAGGAATATATCCGGAAAGGCCGCCGGGTCATGGAAAGGTAAAGTATCAATTTCGGGTAATAAAGTACGTGGTATTGTCATGAGCAAGATACCGGGACACTCATTCAATTATATCATGGCCCATGAAGATCCGAGAGTCAGAAATACAGCTTTTGGAAAACCATCAAAGGCATGGATACTCCCGAAACGTACCGATATATTCGGATTGTGGCAGGGTGAGGGCGGTAAACGATACTTTGGTACCGCAATGGACATACTTGCATCAAAAGGGGTTATTTAATGGCTACTTCAGCAAAACAGCGGGTACGCAACGCCATTGTTTATAATCTACAGCAGATAGATAAAACGGGATCATATAATACTAAAATTATGGAGGCGGTACCGTACCCGGTATGGGATCGGAGCCGGTTTACAAGCCTCCCGGCCTGTTCAATTGTTCAGTTTATTGACACCGGATTTACCAGTGGAGCCGATGGACAGAATAAAATAGCCAACGTATTTATTGATTGCGTTCTTGACTCACTCGGAGAGGGTGACTTGACCGACGCCCAGGACGCTATACAGGCCGATATAGAGCGCAGGTTTGCCAACTTCTATTGGATGCCTGAGGCGGCAACCTCGGCCAGTACCCCGACCTGTACAGATCCTGAGTTCGTTGATGCTACCCCCTACGGTTCGGAGGAAACCGGCCCGGATTGCGGTATTGTTATACAGTATAAAATACACTATGCACAGGACAGAAAAAACCCGAATACAACCATATAAGGAGATAATATGAAAATTCAAGTAACGCAAACCGGGACAGTAACCCATGAGGGTGTCAATTATACCGGTAGCCAGCAGCTGGACGTACCGGACAAGGTGGCAATGGCCGAAGAAAAAGCCGGTAATGCTACCATAATCGGGAAACTAGTAATGGACAAACCAAAGGAGAAACGAAATGCTTTTGACAGTGAATAACGGGAAAGTTTACAAGGACGCGGACGGCCGGGATTACCCTGCCGGTGATTGTATCGATGTTACCGATATTGAGGGCCGGATATTAATTGACAATGAGACATGTTCGGTGTCCGCAGTGGTGCCGGATAACACGCCCAATGATGACGATTTAGAACTGCGGAAACGTGGAATTTCCGTTAATGGCCATACTGCCGAATTTCAGAAAGGCGGCATTGTCGAAAAGGTACACGGCTTTATACTGTGCGATTACAGCAACATGGGCCAGCCGTCATACGCCGGGAAAACGCTGCTATTCACCCATTATAAGCCGGTGGATGTATTTGAGACCAGGATTGAAGCCACTTTGGCCTATATCGTGAGCATTAAACACGCCGAGAAAAAGAAAGCGGTCCCGGTACCCGAACCGACCCCGGCCCCGGTAATTGAGCCGGTAATTGAAAAAGAAACAATAAAAGAACCGGAAACTCCGGTAACACCCCAGGTACCCACGCCTAAACGTGGCAGACCTTTTAAATCAGGAGGTAAAAAGTAATGGGACAGTTTAACAAAAAAAGGGCCGTACTCGGGGTGCTGGCAGAGTCAACTCCGTATACCGCCGCAACACTATCAGCCGGGCATTTTAATGTCCCGTTTAACAAGGATATTACGGTATCTCCTGAGATCGAGATGGCAGAGCAGGAATACGCTAACGGTACATTTGACCGTCACACGGCCATCCCTGGCAAGCGTATGGGCACCATCGAGGCATCTTATCCGCTTACTCCGGTCAGCACTACAACCTCCGGGGCAAGCCTCGCCGCTGCCCCCAATTGGGCTAAATGCTGGGAATCTGCCGGTATGCTCGGCACAATCCATACCTCAATCGGATACACACTGGACACCAGCGTTAATAACACCCGGAAACCTCATACCGTCGAATATCAGATATTTGACGAAGGTAATCCGCTGAGCGTGGCCGGTATACGTATCCAGCTGGTAGGGGCAATGGCTACCCTTAAAATCATGATTGACGCACTCGGTAAACCTATCCAGGCGGTTCAGTCATGGCGCGGGCGGCTGGCTATATCTGATATCGCTGCCGGTTCCTGTAAAATCCCGAGTGGATTTAGCACGGTTATTGCTCCCGGGGTATGTTCGTCTACTATTACCGTGGCCGCTGCCGCTGTTGATTTCTCCGCATTTGAGATTGATATGGGTATTCAGCTTTCCGATATGCCGGATCCTGCCCGGGCAGAGTGTTGGCTAGGATGCAATGTTACCGATATGAACCCGGTCATCAGGATGGCACCGAGCATGAAACTAATTGCCACTGATTCTTATTGGACAAAATGGCTGGCCCAAACTACCGGTGCACTTGCTCTCACTTATGGGGTAAATAGCAATATGCACCTTTCGGCTCCGGCCATCCAGATTAACGAGGGGTACAAAACCGAGGACATCGATAATAACTTACGTAACCCGGTAGCGTTCTATTGTCGTTATAATGCTAGTTTACCGGCGTTCCGTTTCTTACAGGGTGCTGTATAAAATTCGGTCGGGAAATTTAATGTATAAAGACCGGTTCCGTGAGGACGTAAGCTGCCGCCTCCCGACGGCGGGCCGGTCGCTTTTCGGGAGGTTTTATGTCAGAATATTTTAGCAGTAAGGAAAGAGAATCACTGAGCGGTTACCTGGCTTTTGAGCCGGGCGAAATAAAGAATTATACACCGGCGGCAATTAAGAAAGCCATTGCTGATAAGAAGAAATGGCCGTCATATTCATTCCGTAAAATCGATTCAGAAATACAGGATAAATATATTACGGTTTATAATGGCCTGCTTAAAAAGCACGGGAAAAAGACGAAAGTAAAAGGCGGTTTTGAATACGTCGTAAGTGATGAAATGAATTTAAAATTTCATGTATTCGCTGGACTCAAGGTGGCTCTGACCGGATGGAATAATCACCGGTGTGTTGACGGTAAACAGGTTGTATTTAAAACCGGCCCCGACGGTATGGCAACGGATGACTGTGTAAATTCAATAAATTGGCGGTTGCGTGACTCGCTACACGTCGCAATAATGACCGGCGATGTTACAGCATAAATATTATGTTAAGCCAGATACGCAGGTAATAGGGTGGAATAAAGATGATTTTTACTATTTCTGCCCGCCTGCATATACTGGCATTGCTCGGGATAAAAGGGCATACTTCATGCTTAAAACGCTGACTGTAGGGCTTGAAGAACTATGGGATACGGAAAATAATTTCTCTGTTATATCGGGATTTAAAGCCGACGCGGCAGGAGTTATAAAAAAGATTATTCTTTCCCTGTTGATGGGGTGGCGTAATTTCCGTAATTCAGCCGGTGAAATAGTTGATTATGTCAATGATTTACGTATAATCCCTGGCGGCCTCATCCATGATATTTATTTATCAATTATGGACAATTCCCGGCTATCTGAGGCAGATAAAACCGGGTTGCGTATTCTGGCAGGGTTACACTCTGGACAGCTTAAAAACTATTCCTGTGATGGTTGTGGCCGTACCCCGTCACTGCTTGTAAAGAGAGGATCAAAAGGGGTATACGATAAGGCTAAAAAGTTTCTGGGATGTAACCCGATTAAGGGCGGTGCTGATTGGGCCGTATTTGATGAGGACATAGCCGGGGATGAGATCGAATACCATCATTGCCCCATATTGTTTATTACCCCGTCTGTGAATATGTGGTATAAAATATATTCATACCGTAAAGAGCATCCAAGCACTGCCCCGGAATACAAAGATCAAACGGCCCGATATGCTGCCGCTGTACGCTATTACGAGCGGGAACTAGGAGAACAGAACAATGGCCGATAATTTAAGTGTAATGCGTACCGAGGCGATACTTGAGATCGAAAAGTATCTAAAAGACGGTAAGAAAATACAAAAACAGTTAAGTCTTTTAGAAAATGGGACACTGAAACTAGAAACAAAAACGCAGGCATATAATCGTTCGGTACTGGATCAGGTTAGCGCACACAAGGCTGCGGCGGCAGCAACGAAAAGACAGGAAAGAGAGCTTGATAAAAGTGCAAAAACTACCGCCAGGGCATTGATAGAGGGAAGAAAAGAAGTAAAAGTTTTACAAACACTTGCCAATGGAACGCAAAGATGGGAAAACAAGTTACAAACATCAAATAGAAAAGTATTAGAGCAAAATCGTGCATTAAAAGCATTAACAAAAGAGACAGAGAAAGCAGCGAGGGCAACACAGAAAAAGACTTCTTTTATTGGCAGGATGACAACCGCATTTATCGGGGCAGATTTAGCGGTACGTGGAATTATTGCCGGTTTCCGAGCAATGAAAGAGGCTTCTAAATTCGTTATGCAGGCGGCTATTGATAATGAAATGTTTGAAGCGTCATTGCTTGCGGTTACTGACTCGGCAGGAGAGGCCGGTGCGCAATTAAAAAGAATTAGAGAGTTTGCAGCTGCTTCCCCGCTCGAGACTAAGGACATGGTTGATGCTTTTATTAAATTAAAAGCAATTGGTATTCCGGCGGCATTTGAGGTAACAAAGGCGGTTGGTAATATTGGCCTTGTATTTAATAAGTCACTTGATGAGGTAACGGCCGGATTTATTGGACTTGAAAAGAAAACGCTTCGGCGGCTTGGTGTCGAAATTGACCGTACCGGATCAAAGGCGGTTCTGGTTTCCGGGAATATGCGGATTGAGACAGAAAAGACAGATAGCGCAATACGTGATGGATTATTAAAAGTATGGGCAGAGCGATTCCCCGATGCTATGGAGATCGCAGGAAAAACAACAAAGGCCAAATTAGCTGTAATGCGCTCGGAGTTCTGGGAGTTAGCCGTTGCCATTAGTGATGGCCCCAACTCAGCATTAAAAAAATCAGTTGAATGGGTGACATCATTAGCTAAAGCAGTAAGAAAAGAATTTGCACCAGGATCGTTATCCATTGATGAGCAGATAGCATTACAGGGCGAGAAGATAGTAGGCATATTAAACCGGATAGCAGAAAAGAAAGATCAATTATTCGGACTTAGTGGCGGCATGGGCGAATTGTTGGAAAATGATTTAAGGGCAGAACGTGAAAAACTTAGTTTACTTAAAAAGCAAAAAGACGAGCAGAAGTCAATTTTAGATGCCGCAAAGAAAAAGGAAGTTTCAGAACAGGCATCACTTGAGGCACAAAAGGCGGCGGCCGATTTTGCAAAAGTAAAAGCCGATCTTGACAAGAAATACGAGGGCAAGGGCGGCGGGATGGAAAAAGACCGAGAGGCGGCCGGGAAAGCGAGGATAGCACATGAGCAAAATTTAAATCAATTGGAATTGGATTTAAGAGAGGTAAAATTCCAGGGGCTAAAAGATTCATATATAAAGGAATTTGATTTACTTGGAATTGAATATCAGAAAAAGCTTGATGCTCACCGTGGAAACCTTGAGGCGATGGCACTGATTGATATTGAATTTGATGAAAAAAAGAAACAACTTGAAGAATCGCAAATTGAACGCGAATCACGAGTGGCCCAAGAATTAAAAGATAAAAAACTTGCCGCGTCATCTCAGTTCTTTAATGGATTGTCAGCACTGGCGGCCGAGGGCGCAAAAAAGAATAAGAAAATGGCCATTATTGCAAAGGGCACCGCAATGGCCGACGCTGTTGTAAATACTTATGGTGCCGCAAATAAGGCACTGAATAGTGGCGTACCGTTTCCTTTTAATGTTGCTGCAATGATAGGCGTAATCGGGATGGGCCTTGCAAATGTTTCTCAGATATCAAACCAAAAGTTTGCCGGTGGTGGTATTGTAGGCGGTAATTCGTATTCCGGTGATAACGTCCCGGCCTCGGTGAACTCCGGGGAAATGATTCTCAATAAGCAGCAACAGGCTAATTTATTTAATCAAGCGAACGGTGGCGGCGGATCCTCTAAATTTCAGTTTAATATATACGGTGGTGCCACAAGTCAGGCGATCGGGCAAATTAGGAATATCGCTTATGAGCTTGAGCAGGCGGAGCGCAATGGAAGTCTTGACTATTTTAAATCTAAATTGGGATTAGCGAGGGCTTAATATGTCAAATCCCACAATGACCATAGCCGACACCAACGGGGGGAATGGTGTTGTTATCGGACTTCCTCAATTCGGGTATACAACTAATATCCGCATGGGCCTGGTAATGAATCCGAAATACGGGGCCACATACTCAATATATGACAGGGGCGTTGCTAACGATCAGCGGTCGTGTAGCTTTACCCTGCTGCTGGACGTAACCGACGAAAACGAGTTACAGGATTTACTTTTTTCCTCCACGGCTGGCCGGGGATCGCAAAAGAAAATTACCCTTACCGCCGGTTGCGGTTTTTTCCCGTTCGGACCGGATAAAGGGGATACCGGGGCCTTTAACGTATCAATACTGCCCTATGCCCCGGAGGGTGTGAAATCGTCGCCTCACCAGTTCTTTAGGGCCGAAATAACCATGATAGCAACCAGTTTCCCGGTTTATTCCGTACCTGCCGATGTATCAGATTATGGGAGTCTGACAATTGACTCGATAGCAGATATCGGGTTCCCAGCCGGATACTTTAAGCCGGACAGCCGCTTTAATTATGACGTTGCGCTTCCATTGGGGGCCACTACGGGCATTGATACACTTGATAAGGGTGAAGCCTCAGACCGGTATGATTCATCCTTTACGGTTAACTGCCGTGAGGCTAAGGCGGCTAATCTGCTATACCAACTTACTACGTCCACCAGGGGAACGGGGTTTACCATGACCACCGGGGCCGGGGCGTACCCTTTCGGTCGTCTGCCGGGTGCCTCTGGAAATTTCACGTGTACTTTGGCAGATCCGAACATCAGTATAAACCATATCGGGCCGGAGCAATTCAATATCAGCCTAAAGGTGAATAAAAGCGCATGATAGCAATCCAGGGAATAAATATTAAAACGGATGACGAGATATTTTCCAATGCGTCTATTGGGCTGTATTCTATAAATAATAGGCTCAGTTTACCGGAGGCCGCTTCTATTGGTATGTATTACCGTATGAACGCTGGCACCGGTACCTCAATATACGATGAGAGCGGAAACGACGTTACCGGGACATTGACACCCGGGGCATGGGTCGATAGTAAAAGGGGTTTTGGTAAATGTGTTGAGTTCGATGGAACCGCCGGGAATATAACAATACCACAGACGTTTAATTATGACACTTATTCGATTGCGGCATGGGTATATATTGACAGTGATGGTGAGGGCAGCGATTCACGCATATGGGACTCCGGTAATGATTTTATACAGATTTCAGCCGAGGCCGGGGGATTTGTCAAGATCACATTCAAGGTCGACTATGGGGCCGGGACGGATGCCACGGCAAACACGGGAGTTACCGTACCAATTAGTACCTGGACACACGTTCTATGTACTCATGATAACGGCACCGGGGCAAATAAGATATATATAAATGGTGCAGACGTTACCGCCGGAGCGGTTGCCGGGGTTGGTACGCATACCACAATATTAGGAGCCTGGACGGTTGGCAATAGCACGGTATCCGGCAATTCTATGGACGGGAAAATTGATAACTTTATATTCTGGGGAGCAAAAGCGTTAACGTCTGGCAATGTAACAACCGTTTATGGAATGGCAACCTCACCCCCTAATTTCAGGTGGATTGAGACAGCCCCGCAGAATGCCACAACCCTGACCTGGCTATCAAGTTTTATAATGCAGGGCGGTGTAGGTGGTATGTCAGAGGGTGGTGATTTACGGTTATATGGTGGTTTGGCCAAGCGTGGTAATACGTCCGTTACCGTGGACAATTCCGCTTTACTCTGGAATACTCTATCAACTATTGGGATGGATTTGCAAGGACTAAAGGCCGAGGTATGGGAGTTTGTAGACGACGGCGCAAGCCCCGATGGAGTTCAATTATTCGCCGGTAAAATTGACGATATTTCATGGAATGAAACCGATTATTTAATGACTATCCGTAATTCATACGACGAGAGAAAAAGTAACTTAGGTACGGTTGTCGATGTTAATGATTCCAGATTTACTAATGCAAGCGATGCCGATGTAGGTAGAAATATTCCGGTAACACTAGGAAGAAATGATAATTCAAAATTCAAGTTAATTAGAATTACAAATACTGAAACAATATACAATGCTTCGGAAATACTTGGAATTACGGTGACCAGTCCAACGGATTTTATACCTAAAATGTTCAAGGTTAACGCCATAACCGATGGGGTAACTTTTGATTTAAAAGTTGCCAATACAATAACGATAGATAGTTTGTCAATTTTGCAATCCTTTCTTGTCGGTAAATATATCAAGATTATAGAGGGCGACAACAACGAGGGCGCATATCGAAAAATTGCAACAGTTGCAGAGCGTAGCGCAGCAGCCGGAACGCTCGCAATTACAATAACACAATGGTTTGATGCTACAAGTCCAGCATATGGAATTGATACAAGTACATGGGTTGCGATATCAGGAGTAGACATATCATATATGCCGGATACTTGGGATCTATACTCTTATTACTCTTCCGATGGCGATATATTAAGTGGAAGTAATATTGATTTATTTATTTATGACAATGGATATTCACAGCTTCCCAGTTACGCCATAATAACAGATATTACGAGCAGTAATACACTAATAGAAACAGAGTCAACATTTTTTATAGCAGACCCGAGAAGCATATTTGGTTATAAAATAATTCCGGTTGATTCGGTAGCGCTAATTGATAGTGTTGCTAGATTTGGATTAACCGAGGGTGTAGGTAATTGGTCTAAAAAAGAAGGAACATATTGGTATAGTGGTGACGGGTTGACGCAGCTTATTTCTACCACTGGAACGATTGATAATGTTACCGATGGCAATAGTACAACTGGGTATAATATAAAGGTTGCGATAAACCTAGCAACATCAGATACTATGTATTTACTTGTTGGTCTAAAATTTGATTTTCCGGTAATTCCTGACAATTTTAATTTTGATGATATTTATATGCTGATAAATTCATCCATAACTTATAATGTTACACCAAACGGCAAGTCATTAGAATTTAGGTCAGCAAGATTTGTAAATGGAGTAATAGCAGGCGACAGTACAGATATAAATCCTACCGGAAATTCAACTAATAACATAATAGACGAATACTTAAGTAACGGACCCGTTGATGCAACAAATCAGTCATTTTTTCTTCAAAGAACTGGCGGTACCGTCAGTAATCATGGATATAAATTATTCAAATTAAGTAGCGTTGACGGAAGGGATAAATATAGCAGTCTTAATAATGGCGTTTTTTGGTATTGGTTTCAATATACTGCGGCAGGCGGCCCAATATCAGATTTTACCGGAATGGATTTTACATTTAATGAGTTTGCATTAATGGCAACTAAAAGCAAAACAATAGGAAGTGATTTATATACAACTGTGCGGGGAAGAATATATAATGATACATGGGGCGGCAGAAAAATAAGTGCTCTTGCAATATCTAATCCAATTGACGCTTTAGAGCACGTCTGTCGCCTCCAAAATTGGCAAGAGGTCGACCCGGCTCCGGCACTTGGATGGGGCAAGGCATACGCCACTAATGCGGCTATAAATGCCGGTGACGATGCAGAGGGTGACTTTGATTATTCAGAATTAGATCCGTGGAGAAATATGTGGTATGGGCGACAATTCCTTACCGCATCCGAGGCCGAAAGCGATTTTATTAAAAATGAAATCTGCCGGGTTTACGGATTAGTGCAATACGTTGGTACCGACGGCTCCGAAAGTATCAACACAATGGCCTCAATAGGTGGCTCCCTGGACACTATTACCCTTGCTGATATTACGAACATGGGGGATATAATTGAGCCAAGCGTAGAGGATATATTTGTTGAACCTACTGTTGAATACGGCTTTGATGCTGGATATAATAAGTTTTTAAATCAAATAAGCATTACCCATGCTGACGCTGATATATATGATAGTACATATGTAACCGGTGTAACTTCGGATACCGACGCTGAGAATTTATGGAATTTAGCGCATGCACTCTGGCCCAAGTGCCGGACAATTAATAAACCGTCTGCCACCTGGACCGGATTGCACGGGGTAACCCGGGAAGCGGACGCTATACGAATATTACAAGCCCGGTTGGAATGGATGGCTAACCCTCGGATTGATATAGATGTCAGTTACGAAACCGGGCGGCTATGGTTCTTTTCAAAGCATATCAATATACAATTACCTCACCAGACCAATAATCAGGAAGTTGAATGTTTGCTTGAAAAGGTTAACCGGGATAAGAACAATAATAAAGTATCGGTTACGATGATAATACTTGATAATTTACCATCTATTTCATATTTTGTACAGGACACATTCAAATCCGGTACGGTTCTGGACTACTGGCAAGATACGTTCTCTGCCGGTTCTAATAATTCCGTCCAGGATACAGCCGGATAAAGGGGTTTATATGACGTTCAAAAAGTTTACAATTGGTGCAATAATACTTATGATTGCCGGATGGTTTATATTATTCAGTGACTCAAAAGCCGCCACCGAAACGAGGCGAATATTGCATATTGAGGCTACGATAGCAAGCCTGTCATCTAATCTTGTTGCGTTACAGATAGCAATCGGAAGCGAGGATGCTGAGGATAGCCAAAGCAGGGGCCTCGGTTACAGGGCGCAATACTACAAAGACGGAGCCGGGACTATGGAGGCAGTTGCCGTACAGGGTGGAAATATTGAGACCGATACAATACGTGGTGCCGGTGGTTCTGCCGTAATTATGCCCGATGTTGCGAATAAGGACGAACTACTTGTAATATCCGCAACATCTAATAATAATATAACCTTTACCGGATACGATAATACCAGTGGAGAGGTATTCAATAAGTGGCGATTTAAATTTGATTCTGATTATACTGATTATTTAGATATTCATCAATCGGGTGGGTCTGGATGGGTGCGATTCCAAGGGGTCGGTGCGTTGCGGTTTGGGTCGGTTACTAATTATGTTACGATAACTAATGATGCTCTTGATGCTGACAGTATCGACGTAAATCATATACGGGTAAATACTACCGCATACTGTAAAAGTATAGATATTGGTTTAATAAAGACTGACTCACTTATTCATGGCGTATACCATTTTGTTCCTGGATCATATACCATCCCCGTAGGTGCGGCCGCTGATACAAATATATTTTCCACCGCAGCGCATACTTTATGGATAACATATGAATCTGATGGAGTTATTGAGATCAATGATAAATTTATCATTAAAGCAGCAGGTGATTTTAGTATTGCGGGTGCGGTTTCATTTAGTGGAACTATTAACGATGCCATAGAAATAGGTTATATACATAAACGAGGGGCGGTAAAGACTAAATTGCCGGGTGCTCAAATATCAGATATAAAAACAACTGGCCGCTCCTCACCTACTCCGGTACCGGGATACCTCGAAGACGGGGCAATAAATGACACCATTTATATGTACGTTAAAAACTCAGGTGCCGGTAATATTACTGCCCGTTCCGGATATATTGAGATCACTTACAGACATAATTAAGGGGAATTAATGGTAAAACTATTAAATCAGTGGTCCGGCCCGATGTTGTTAGTTTACATGATAGTCAGTTCATTACTGAGTTGGTTTTTTAATGGTAACAGAGATTTAATAAATCGGGTCGAGGCTCACGGAAACAGGATTACGGAAAACAGGTCTGAAATTAAATTCGTCCATGAACGCCAAGACCGCATGGAGATTAATATTCAGAATAATCTTGATATTATATTGAGCAAGCTAAAGTAATATAATACGTCAATTTCCAGAAATCCGGCTTGTATTCCCACGCTGAAAGACTGTCAAATATTACCCCCTGGTATTCTGCCGGTAGCGCAACCGTGTCCCGGCTGGCCCATTCTCCGCGCCTCTCAATATCAATTATAATCCGGTTGCTTAATGCCTCCGATTTCGATTTATATTTATTCGCTATGCTATCCCCCGAA